ATTTTAATAAGGTTATTGATTTGTCGGTATAGTTGGTTATAGAGGCTAAACGTCTTGATGTGGTTTCTTTATCACTATCTAAAATGCGTTTTTGAGCGTCTATTTGAGATTGTAATTGTGTTTTGCTTAAGTTGAAAGCATCTTCATCTTGTTGTTTTTTGAGTTGCTCAATTCTGTTTTTTTCAGCTTCGGTTAATTCTTTAATTGCCTTAGTTAATTTATCTTTAGCCTCATAGCTTTTTAAAATGTTCAAAAGTTGAGTGCTTCCTAATTTTAATAATTGAGATCGGTTTCTTACCAAAACATCTTCTGTAAATCCCAAGTCCTTTTGTTGTCTTATTATATTATCTACTATTGGAATTCTTTTTCGTTCTTCATTTTTAAGTGCTGCAACACCTTTAACCTGCATTTGTCCAGTTATACTAGATGATAATACAAAGTTTTTTATAAAATCTAAAAAACCATCAGACGCATCGTTAATATCTGAAAAAGAAGACAAAAAAGCAGTTCCTAAAGCATAGACCTCTTCGGTTAACCTACCGATAAAACCACTACCAGCTGATACTTTAAAATCCTCAAAAGCTGCGTTAAATTTATCTTGGCTATTAGCGGCTTCGTCTAAAATATTACCAGCTTCTGCAATTTCACGTTTTGCAATATTTGCAACGGCTTGTACAAAATTTGGTGTTTTTTTTAATTCTTCGTTTAGTTGCTGGGCGCTAATACCTAAGTTATCTATCCGTAGTTTCGATTCTTTTGATAAACCTTCAACTAATGAGCTTTGTAATTCGTCAACACTTTTACCAGTTTGTGCGGCTCTTACAGCTAAAAACTCAAATAATGTATCCGTTTCTTCTAAGGAAATATTAAAGTTGTCAAAATCAACTAAAGATCTTTTTATTTCCAAATCAGAAAGCAGTCCTCTAGATGATTTTTTTATATTTTCTAAAGCTTCAATTCCAGACGCACCTAATCTATCAAATGCAAACTGCACACCTTTAGCCTCTCTAGCCGCCGCCGCCGCTTCTTTAGCAAAATTAAAGGCTTCACGCAATCCAAAACCAGCCCCTATAAGGGGTATAAATCTTTTTAAAGCACCAATAGCACTACCAAATAATTTAGGATAATTACCAACATTCTCTTGAAATTGCCCTGTGGATTTACGGATTGCATTTACTTTTTTATCGTAATCTTGAAACGCTTTAGTAGATTGCTTTAATTCCTTTTGCTCTTGGTCACTTAGCTTTTTACCTAACGCTTGTTTGGCTTGAAACTCTTGTACAGACTTACGCGCCTTATCTCGCTCATTAGTTAAACGCCCCATAAACGTAAGGTTGCGCTTAATTTCTAAGTTTTGAAGACGTAGATTTTCTCGCTCACTTATTAATGCCTTATTAGTAGATTCTGTTGCTAGTATATTCTTTTGCTTAGTTGCAATTAAACTCTTTTCAGCTCTATCTTGTGTTTTCCAAGCTGTAGAGGTAGCTTGTGCTTGTTTTTCAACAGCTTTTTCAGTTCTTAATTTTTCTCGTTGTACTTTTTCAGCAGATATTAATGCAGTTTCACGTTCTTTAATTGCGTTCGTAGCTTTTTTTAAAGCAATAGTTTCTTGTTGTTTTGCCGATAAGAAATCACTTTGGTTTTGCGCTTTTTGGTATTGCTTAAAAACGTCAAACATTTCAATAGCAGATTTCTTTAACTCTTCATTTTTGCTAATGGCAATGTTTAAATTCTTAGCGTACTCAGGTCCCCAATTGAGACCTTCATCGGTAATTAATTCTTTTCTGGTTAAAGTTCCGTCGGCCATTACTTTTTATTTTTTTGAGCCTGTAGGCGCATTGCTTTTAATTTTTCTTCAAACACCTTTTTGAGTGCGTAATACTGTGTTACGGTAATGTTATTGGTATCGGTATATTGTAAGCCTGTAACCGCGCAATAGCCTAGTATAACTTCATCTATGCTTGTGGCTTTCTTGTCATTGTGCGTTGGCAGTAAAGCTTCAAGCTCTTCGATAAACATTAATAAGGCTTGACTTTCATTTTTAATGGTTTCTAAATCATTGATGAAATTAGATTCCGTAAGCTTAAAATTAAATTCTCTTAATTGGTTTTCAAGATCTAAATCTCTATCAAATTTCAGAGCATCTACAGCAAATTGAATACCGTTGTATTGCGCTCTATATTCTTCAATTTCTAAGAGTGTTTTAAATGTTTTTTGAATAGAATTATTAGGATCTAAACTCTCAAATTCTTCTTTTAAATTTTCCCAAATAGCAGAAACGCTATTAAGGTGTTTTTTTTTGTCCGTAAGTAATGACACATTACCAGTATTGAGTATCTGATAAAACAGCTTTAAAGGAATAGTATCTAAAGAAGTGTAGGTCATAGTCTTAATTCCTTCCGGATATAGTTTTGTAAAAAGGGTAATAGTTTTTTTTGAATAATTATAATCTTGTGGTCGTTTCTCAGTCCAAAAAATGCACGACTTTTAAGATTGACGTTTGCGAAAATTTCATCTAGTTTAGGATCTGTACTACCAAATAATACTTGGTTATTTACAACCCTAGAAAATATACTAGGTAGAAAAACGCCTGTTTGCTTAAAATCGTAAGGATCGCCAGCTCTTTTAATTATTGTTCCTTTGCCTAAAAGTGCATCATTAGTTGTAATATATTCGGTGGCCTTTGAGTACTCACCCAAAGGCTGTCCGAATATATCTTCACTATCTTTAAAAATTTGATCGCGGTTAAGTGTCGCCATCTCATTTTCAATAGATGTTAGATATTGAAAAATGATATTACTTAGATGTTGAGGCGTCAGCTTCTGAACCCTCTGGAGTTGCTGTTGAAGTGTTGCCATCGATTTCTTTTTGTAATTCGTTTTTCTCTTTTTTAGAAATATCCTTACCGGTTAACGCTGTGTAAGCATCCTCTAGTTCAGCTAATGGAATAACCAAAGCATAAGACTTTTTAAAGTCTGAAAACTTAGGCTTGTAATTTGGATTAAAGGTTGTGGTCTTATATCGTTTTACATTTTCCATAACTATGCTATTGTGAAGGTTACTGCGTCATCGGTTTCAAACATCGCTAAAGTTTGCTCTACAACTTTCGTTGCTATTGTTCCAGAAACTAATCCGGTACCAACAAACGTATAAAGGTTTGCGTCTGCACCTGTACCATCTGTTACGCTGTTTGGTGTTGAACCAGTGAACTCAAAGTCTGTAATTTCTAAACCTGTTAAAGGCTTACCATCACAGCCGTAAGTTGCTCTAACTACTAACCCTGTAGCCGTTGGCGTGCCAACAACCGTTAAATTAGCAGGATAAATACCTTTGTACTTCAACACGTTAAAGTTTGGCTTAATCACAGCAGAATTATCAGATAATTCATTTGGATCGGCATACACAATCTCTACTACAGAGTTTTGAGGATCACCTTCTATTACCGGCTCATTTACAGGACCAACTAGGAAGTTGCTCATTTCTTGACCTTTAATAGATCCATCTGCCTGAACCACACCTTTAACACTACCATCTTCTGCAAACTCATAAATATGAGTGTACTCACTTTCTTCAAAACTAGCTAATGCACTATGAGAGCAGTAACCTAGTAAATGTGTGAAACGAATCCCTTTACGAGCTTCTTTAGTTTTTATACGCTTAATACGACCTTCGTAATAAGTAGCCTCTACATTGGCAAGTTCTGACTTGTCAATAAGATACAAGACCGCGATGTCTTTAGATTTTTTGGCCGCATCCCATGCTGTTTTGCTTCTAAAAGCAACAGCATCAGCAAACGACTGAGTAGATTTAGCTAACGCGTAACCTACTGTTGGCTTAACAAGACATTGCTTGTCTGAGCCTGTATTTTTGGTGGACTCTGTTGTTCCACAGTTATCGTTGATCATAATGTTATGATTTTAATAATTAATTTGTTTTGTATCACAATCGCTAATTTCTACATCTCTAGAAAAAACAATGGCATCCCATATATCTGGGAATCCACTTTCAGCATCATTTGTTTCACTATAATTAAACCGTCTCGCAAACTGATTGTTAGAACTATTTTTGAAGGTTATGAATCCACATTGTTGTAATGCTATAATCACATTATTAAAAAGGATATCTAAAATCTTCTCAAACGACTCTTTTAAACGTTCTCTATTTTCTAGCTCTGAGGTTGTTGGATATGCTAATATGAATTTTAAACGGCTCTGTAATCTTGATGGTTTACCCTTAAGGACTAACTCGGTGGTATCTAACCAGATTAAAGGATATTTATCAATAGGTCTAGTATTTACAGATAGAAATCTAAGGCAATCATGCTCAGTACCAAAGTCATATTTAGACACTAAATTACCGCCCTTATATGTTATAATTGGAATGGTACCAAATACATCAATAAACCTGTTTTCTAACTGTATCATAAACTAAAAATATTGACATGGCCAAACGTCTCAGGCATCCAATTAGGATACGTGTTACTATTTAGCGCGTTCATATCGTTAATAAACTCATACATACTGCGTATGCCGTTACCTAGGTCATTGCTATAACCATCACTATAATTACCAACCACCAAGTCAACAAACTCATTATAAGCTGTAGTAAACTTGTGTTTTGGTTCTGCACGTTGTGCGTTTTTAGCTTTTGGTATAACTAGACCTACACCTAAGTGTTTGCTTGCATCTTTTTTTAGAAACATGCAATAGATATAATTTGCAATGAAACTTCTTTTTACATTTTCATCATCATATATAATGCCTGGCCAAAATACTTCTATACCGTTTTTGGTATATTCTTTTCCATTAAGTAAGTCTTTCCATTTCTGGTCGGCATCACTTTTTATGGTATGTGTGTTGGTATCTTCATTATAATCGAACGCTGACATAAAAGCTTTGTACAATGGAAAAGAGAGTATTTTTAAAAGCACTTCTTTTTCGTACCGTTGTTTAAAGCTTTCCAATTCGGAATTGTTCCCAACCAAACTAGGGCTGGGAACGCTTTCCGAAATATGAGGCAATTCCGTATTAATGTTGAAATATGCGTTTGTAATAATCATTTGACTATGCTATTAATTCAGCTTTTTTTGTTTCTACGGCTTTAATTACCGTTGCGCGTTCATCAGCTTCAAAAGGTTTTAAATCTTCTAAAGTTGTTGCAGTCTCTACTAATTTAATAGCGTCTGTTGCACTTAGTGGTTTAGAATCTACTTCTTCAGCAAATCCTTTTTCAATAAGCACTTTACCACATCCTTCCGATACTTCGTGTTGAGCATCCCCAGGTTGTAAAACATGAGGACCAACTTCTGTGACCTTAATGGCCTTTTTGATAACGACTTTCATAATTAGGCGTTATCAGTATCGATTAATGTTTGCAGTGCTGATAAAGTTGCAATAGAAGATTCCCCAGCAATTGTAGCTTTGTAATCTGCTAAGTTTGCAGGCAAAGCACCTGTAACACCAGCGTTAACCAAAGTAGCAATAGTTAAGGCATCTGCATTAGAGCCTGTTGCGTAAGCTTGAACTCTCGTTAAAGATGCTGCTGCAGTTTCTTTTAAGATTTCGATAGCCTCTGAAATGCTAGTCACATAGATTGCTGACTTCTTGGCTTTTTGGCCATAAGCACCTCGCATATCCATCACAAAAGACACTTTACGTTTTTTTAGATCATCGCCATTATAGCCAAATGCTGTCTCAATATCTTGACGTAAACCAATACGTTGTAATCCTGAGTTACAAACTAAAAGCGCACCTTCTGGAATCTTAGTAGTTTGACCTTTCATCATACCTTTAGCACCTACAACTTCACCAAGATTATTAACCGCTAAACGGTTATCTCTGATTGAGTTTTCGTCTGCATCTTTTAAGTCTTCAAGTTCATCTTCTTGACGAGGATTCATGATAAACAAATCAGAATTCCAATCATTTAAACGCGCTTGTAATCTTGCTTTTCCTATTACAGAAACAATGTTTGCTTTTTTGCTTGATCCTGTAAATAATAAAGGATTGAAATTTTCACAAGAATGATCTGTATTGAAAGCACCCCATGGAGCGTCAGAGTTATTTCCTAATGCACTAAAAATTATTGCATCAAATACAGTTTTAATGTTGCTTGCTAATTGTGTTACTAACTCATCCATAACTTCAGACGAATCTCTTAGTAAGCTCTTACCAATTGTGGCAGTTGCACTAAAATCAAAGACTTTGAAGTCTATATCATTTAATTCAATTCTGCTGTCAGCAGATGGCGCCACACCTTCAGCTACTAATTCACCGTTTGCTTCTAAGTTTTCATAAACTAACAAGTTCATTAAAGAACCGCTGATGCTTTGAACTGTGAACAAATCTAATACGTGATCATTAGCTGTTAATGGTGGTGCAATACTACCAATTGACGTTCTGTTGATTCCTTGACCAGATACTGCCTGTGTACCTGTACCATTGATAAACATATTTTCTCCAGCTTTTCTTACCAAGTGCTTCGTAGAAATGTTACGTACATCTTTCACTTGAGACACACCGCTATCACCTAGATTTTGATTGCTCTTTAAGTTGATAGGTCTTACTTTGATTCCGTTTTCTATAAATTCTTCACCGATTAAACCAGCTTTTTCAAAGTAATCTTCAACGATGCCTCTAATAATACCTTTGTTTACTTCACCATCTTCTGTGATAATACCTTTGTCTTCTAACTTCTTTAAAGCAGTACCCTGAGTTTTTAATTTTGTCTCATAGTCTGCAATAGTTGCTATATTTTTATTTACAGCATCTTTTAAATTTTTTAACTCTTGAGACTCATGATTCACTAATTCTTTTTTAAGGTCTTCAAGTTTTATCTTTAATTCATCACCAGTAAGTGTACCTTTTTTGGCTTCATCGATCATCTCTTTAAACTCTTTTCTCAAAGTGTCTTTCTCATGTTCTGATTTGTTAGCAAAATACTTTACTTGATCTTCGTCCGAAAGGCCAGCGATTTCATCGACTGTTAATTCCTTGAACGTTTTGTCCTTAATGCTTCCCCAGATAGGAATCATTGTTGCCATACTTATAGCACCCATCCCACCAAGCTCTGGTGCAACGGCAAATCCTACGATTGTTAAGCAAATTACCAGCGCTAAAAGCATAGTAAAGTTGTTCATTTTAAAAATGTGTTTCATCTTTTTACTTGTTTAATTGTTTAATTATTAATTGTTTGCGTTTTTGAAGTGCCAAGGCTGCTTCTTTTTGTTGAGTGTCATCCAACTGCTCAAGGTCTTTAGTATCTAATACTGTTCCGGTAACATGATTACTACCGAACAAAACAAGGCTACTTTCTTGTAAATTTTGGGCTTGTTTTACGGCCCAGAAATAAAATATTTCATCTTCGAAATCATCTTTATTAGCGATGATATCAATGTATTTGTTGTAATTTTTAAGCTCTTCTTTATCCTCAATAGCCGAACTATTCATTGCTAATACAATATCGGTATAGCGCATCTTGACACTAGCTTGAATAGCATCACCACTTTGTAACCATTCTTTGGCTAAAGGGTTAATTATTTTGTCTTTATGAAATTTATAAATAAGAATTTCAGTATCGCCTTTGTAGTCTTTTCCAATCATTGAAAAGGGAACAATAGCCGTTAGCATCTCAATGTATTCTTTACGTACTATTGTCGTACTAATACTTAAAATATGCGTATCTACGAGATAGTTTTGACCTTGTAAATCCTTCACTGACTTATTCCACAGCTTATCTAAATGCAAATCACCATGACTATCTAAAATGCGTGTAGAATTAACGGCTATGTAGTAGTAATCATCATCAAAATTGATATCCTTAACAACACTAGATAATTTTGACGCATCTAAAGGCTTAACTTTAATAGTGGTGTTACCATCTTTTTCAAAAGACTTTAATATCTGAGCTTTTTTAATGCCGATGATTTCCTTTTTTGAACCTCTCAAAGCTTCGAAAAGACGCTCTTTAGTTTCAAAATTCTTGTCTAATTCCTTACATAAAATCATTTCTCAATAGTTTTATTCCCTTCTAAAATCTTTATCTTTTTATCGATGTCTTTTTTTAGCTCTGGGCGGTTTATTTTTTTATCTCTCAAAGACTTAATGAGTTGGTCTTTTTCAGATAGTTTCCCGTTATAATTACCTCTTGTTGGCATTTCGCTTGTCTTTTCTAGTTAACTTCTTATAAAATGGTTGGAAATAATATTTCACACCTGTAATTGGACAATTGTCTAAAACCATTCTACCAGTAATTCCGTTAATTGTTACCATTCGTGTTTTGATTAATTTGTTGTTTATTAATAGTGGCCAATTGTACATCGGTCAAATCCCAGATTCTTAAATTGCCAATAGTAGGATCATGCTCTTCACCAATACGTTCTAAGTAAGTGTTATAAGTAATAGCACCAGATCTAAATGAGCGTTCAGCGGTTTGTGATCTTTTATCAACTGTTTCAGCCTCTTCTTTTTTATTAGCTTGTAGTATTGGTAGGTGATCGTAAGAACCGATTAGCTCAATACCTAATTCTTTAGTATTAAAAAAACGATTTAGAATGACCATAAAATCATTAGTTTCTGGAATTATGGTACTTGTATAAAGTCTTTTTTCTAGGGTGTCGTTATCACTACCTAAAGAGCCTGTTTTGATATAGTTTGGTAATAAGTCATGAGGTACGCCAAAAGCATGGCATATAGGCATTGCACTATGAGACACTTCTTCAAACAATAATAATTCTTTGGTGTTAACACCTGTTTGAATGTAGCTCAATGGATTAGGGGAAATCACATTTCTATATTGGTCATCCATTAAACCGTAACGACTAATAGCTTTTTGAGTACGTTCAATTTCAGCATCGGTCATTGGGATTGTACCCATTGCCTCATCTTTTGATGCAGAAACAAATATGCCTTGTGGCCCTCTATTGACAATTAATCCGTTTCGCGCCTCATAAGCCGCGTCAATATTTGAAATAGGTCTTTCTAAACCAACCAATTTAGATTTACCTACTGTAAATTCCTGATCAAAACGAATATTTACATTATTAAAATGCATGACCGTATTACTATGTAGGTCTTTTTTAGAGTTGTTGAAATTGTTTAGTACGTATTTTGAAACAATATCTTCTTTAGTTGTTGCTGTTAGCCAATTACCTGTTAAAACTGGTGCAATACAATAAGGTGGTAGGTTGTTTAATACTTCAATGTCTAAGTATGAGAATTTATCTTCCCAGCCCGTAGGTACCAAGCCGTATATGTAGCCATTACCAAATACCTCAAAATTAACTTTGAGTTGCTTTAACCATTCTGACTTTGTTTGTAGTGGGTTTGGCTGACTTAAAAGCTCGTATAATTTACCACCATCGGCATCGTAATCTTCAAGATCAACCTTTTCTTTGGTTTTTAAATCTCTAACCTGAATTTGCATGTTTGACCAGGCATCAGCTTTCATGTTGATTATGGGTTGCACTATCGGATTTTGATAGTAGCAATCTAATAAGTAAATAAGCTGTGATAGGTTACGCCAAACAGGTGTATTTGTTTGTATAAATGTAGAAGATGGTAATAGTGTAAGGGATTCTTTTGCAGATGGTGAAACTCGAATAGAATTTTTGTCTATAACTTTAAGAAGTTGAGTAGCAACGTATTTTTTGAGCCTTGTACCTGGATTCATTATTTGCAAATAGATTTTGGGGCTCTAGGCTCTCTATTGCAAATATATGAAAATTATTTATTATTTAGAATCATTCTAAATAGTTAGGTTTAATTGTTTAAAAATAACTACTTAGGCATAGGATTATTGAAGTACCTATTAACCAAAAAAAAAACATATAATTATCAGAATTGAAGTTGTTTTTTTTTTCATCTCTCAATTTTAGCATCAGTGAACTACCCAACCACGCCAAAAGGCGATGAGTGAGTTTTACACTCCATATATAAACATCTTTTCTTTGTTGGTATTAGTATAGACGAATTCTTTTTTACAACGTGAACATACGCATTTAATATGAGTTGCACCAATGGCATCTGCAATTTTCTTTTTACAGCTGGGGCATCTTATTTCTGGGTTCTCGCTCATTTTAAAAATTTTCCATTACTAACTACACCAACTTTCGTATCTCTATTAATCACAGATAGGCAATTTAAGCAAAGGTCATAGTCATTATTAACTTTGCTAGGGATTACGTTTTGGTGCTTACAAGTGTTTTTATTCATCTCTATTTTTCTAATTCTAACAATAATTTATAAGTAGCATAGCAATCTTCTAATGCGCGATGTTCTGATTTATTTATGATACCAAAGTGTTTGCAAAGCGTTGAAAGTTTATTGTTTTCTACGTCTAATTTTAACCCTCTAGCTAAATCTAATGTGCAGATGTAATCTTCAAATTTAAAGCCTTTACCAAAACGCTCTAAAAAGTATTCTATCCAAGCCTTATCCATATACTTTGCATTGTGAGCTATTATTGTAGTGACACCGTTAGAATTAAATGTGAACTCTATTTTTTCAGAAACTTCAATAGTATCTGGTGCGTTATTGAGCTCATCCATTGTAATGCCATGTATAGACATTGCGCTTTCTTTATAAGAAACTAAATCGTCACTATCTGGTCTTAAGTACGGCTTAATCTTAGATGAAAACTCATTAATTATGTTTTTTTCTTTGTCTAATATTAATATTGCGACCTCACAAAGGCCGTTCTTTTCTTTACTGAAACCTCCTGTTTCAACGTCTATTACTGCGTACATATTTAATTATTTTAAGTTATTTACCACATTGCCTTAGCCAACATCACATACCGAGCAGCTGCTAAAGTATCTGGCTCATGGCCGTCAGACTCTGGGATTATATTTCCGTTTTTATCTAATTTTCTTAACCATGATTCCATATCTGATTTAATTCTAGGACTATCGACCACAAATAAATTATAACTCTGTAATCTCTTAATTCCAATAGACTGTCCATTTTTAGGCTTTTTAACACCTCTAACATTATAGCCATGTTTCATTAAATCACTAAGCTCTTTAGCGCCAGAACTATCACCAATGGTTAAATGTTTTTTTATTTTTTGAACTTCAACTTTAATATTAACATCTATTGGAGTGTCAACTAAATTTTTATATTCTTCTTTTTTATAGCCTAAATAATAATCATCTTCTTTAGTAAAGTCTTCAGTCTTAAACATTGACCGGACTTCTTTTAAAACGATTCTGTTTTTAAAATCTACAATACTATCGCGCTCAGCTCCTGGGATCTTCTCAGGCATTAAATTATTTTCTACAAACTTCTCTTTAAGATATAAATTGGCTTGATCCAAATACAATTCGACTTCACATGTTGGGTCTGGACTTTGTCCGAAATCCATTCCGTTAGGTAATTTAACAGCGTTTGGTGGTATCTCATTAGCTTCTTTAAATAGATACATTCTACGCTCAGAATATGTACCTGTTAATCCTAAACCGTAAACCCTAAACCATTCTTCATTATCTCTACGGGATTCTATGTACTCAACTTCATTTTTCGGGCACGCCTCATTGTCTTTGTACGTAAGGATAATCTTTGTACAATTATCAGCAGGCTCTAATTGCTTATGTGCCCAAAATTCATAATCTGGGTTAAAATCTACGTAAACTTCTTTACTACGAGCGACGTAATGCTTTACAGCTTCCCACCCAACTCTATTTCCCTCATTGATGTATAGAATTCCGCGTCTAGGTCCTTTTCCTTTATTTGGTTTATTGTCGTCTAAATATCTAAACTGAATCTTCGTATCAAACCAGTAGCACGTTTTGTCTTGTTTATTGTAATAATCATAAAAATTTAAGCCCCATTCTTTAAAGACAAATTCAAAATCACTAATAACCCCATCTTTAAGGTTATCATAAGTATCGGTCATTATGGTAATGGTGTCCTTAAAAATATCTTCATCTTCGGCGCGCTCTAATAGTCGCTGTGCCATTGCAATATTCTTTCCAGCACCTTGGCCACCTTGTAGAAGATACTTATCAATACCTTTCGTATTTTCTAGCTCTTTTATCTTCCAATACGTCGTGGTATATCCAATTGGCATTAATTATGTTTTATTTTTATAATCGGACATGTCAACAGTGACTCGTTCTGGTATTCCTTTTTGCTTATTGTCTTTTTCGTAGAACCCTTTATGCTTGTTAATCATTTCAAAAGCATCTTTCTTATCATAAAAAGTAATGTGAATACCATCTTTTACCTGTTTAATAGATGTTATCGAACGTTTTTGAATATCAGTTAGCTCGTTAAAATCCCTAATTTTTACGCCGTAAGATTTGGTAATTGTCTTTTTCTCAACACCTTTTTTATCTTTTGATATTTCAATATTTTCAGTTTCCCCTACATAAACAATTTGAGTAATGTCGAGCATTGCAAACCCCTCTAGTTCTTTAAGAATATCTTGATGCTTTAATTCTGAATACTCAAGAGCTTTTTTTTGTTTAGAAAGAATGTATTTTTTTATTTCAGGCAGATCAAATATGTTTCTCACACTTCGATCTGCTGATTTATAGCTCGATTTAGGAAAATATTTTTGATAGGCATTTATTTGATGAAAGTCATTAATAAAATACTCATCGACAATGCGCTTATATTTTAAAATAGTCCTTTCTGTCATAAGTTTATATTTTTAAATCCAACTTTTCTATAGGTAAGACCTAATTTATCAAATGAAATAATGTGTTTTACATCGCTTAGTTTTAACCCTAATTGTTTTGCTATATTATGATCACTAAAGCCGTTATTAGATAATTGGATTACTCTGTTTTCCTTAATCTTCTCAGCTTTAACATCTATTTTTATTTGCTTTAGGTTGAGGTTGTTTTTTAAAATAGCCTGAGGAATGCATCCAACGGAAGTTATTTTTACAGACTCTAAAAAACTTCTATTTAATATTCTTGATTGAGCCATATATAAAATAAATTAGATAATTAATTATGTCTTTAAAAAAAATAGTCTTTCCTATTAGTCAGTCTTTTAATTATTTTGAATCTATAATGAAGGCTATATGCAAACCTAGTTCGTTTGATTCATTTAACCAGTGGCATAATTAAGGCCTACATTACCGACAAGTAAGGATTTCCTATAAAACGAACTTTGTTGCGGGGATAGGACTCGAACCTATGACCTTCGGATTATGAGACCGACGAGATAACCAACTTCTCCACCCCACTATTTAAAAAAAAGCATCTAGCATTTAGATGCTTTTTAATATATTTTTTATTGAATTAACAACTCAATCCATCTCTCGGATTTCGACTATCAGTCTTCTTTTTAATATTGCTTTGGTAATTTTTAAGAGCAAACTTTAAGTCTTTTTTTTGCCAACCAACATCTTTAACATAGGATAGAATGTTAGTTTTTAAATCTTCTTGAATAAAAAGCTTTTGATTATTAATTGAGCTAACACTCATAGGTGCTAATTCTTTAATTTGATAATCAGAAGTAATACTAACCACATCAACTGAAATTGAATCTGCGCAATCGCAAATAACTAAATCAGGTTCCGAATTTTGGTTCAGGTCGGCAGTAGTTAAACCGAATCCAGTTGTACCCACCATCAGCAGGAATACAATAAGAAGCCTTGAAATCGCTTTCATTTTATCTTTATTTTTTCAATTATAGGACATATTATGCCCCAATAAAATAATGCAATATACTACTTTTTTAGCATTTTTTTTAAATCTCTTTCCAAATTTTTATAATTCATAGCTGTGTAACGTAGCACTTTCCAACCTGAAATACATGCTATGTTATATTTTTCACAGTCCTTGGTATAACCGCCAACGGTGGTATGTCCACTCTTTTTAGAGAATAAACCTTCATATTCTACTGCTATTTTTAACTCTGTAATAGCCCAGTCAAATCTAAACTTGCGTACTTCATCGAATTGAATTTCCTCAAGGTAATCTGGAATAATTCCCTCACGCTTTAGAAGCCACAAAACGGTCTTAATAGCTTCTTTTTCTGTCGAAATCTTACCATTTACAAGTGATTTGTTTAACAAAACATTCTTTTTTGGTTCATTTTTAGGTAAGTTGTGTTCTAATTTTAGCTTTTCTATGTCTTTTCTGGTCCAGGTCATGTGTTAACTATATCTCGATTGTTTCATTACTAAAAGGGCAATATTCTTTTATTGGTTTAGGCTTCAAATCTTCATAATCTCGGTTAATTTTTTCTTTGATTGCTTGGCGTATAAATTCTGAAACATCAACATTGTAAGACTTCATTCTTTGCAAAGTTTCTAACTGCTTTGCTGAAATTCTTAAAACCTTTGTTTTAGTGTATTTTTTCATAATTGTAATACATTTATTGTTTATATACCAGTGTT